GTTATTATGTCCTTCATCGGTCTTGTTTGTTTTGCATTGCAATAGCTAACTTATTTATTTGGTCGCTGATGTGGTCTAGCTTCTTACTCAAGGTATCATCTTGCTTTTCTACCATACTAACACGAATTTCTAATTCTTTTAGTTTTAGGCTTATCTTAACATAGATTCCGATTAAACCAGCAATGATAATGATGGCTTGACCAATAATAAATAAAGTTGTGTTCATTACAATTCTTCTTCTTCTTCTTTAATAAATGTGATACCTGTAACCCAATCTTCTAGAAATGTAAAATGCTCTAATCCTTGTGGATTAACCACTTCAATCTTTTTAAACTCAAATTCCTTTTCTCCTAGTTCTTTAATTTGCTCTTGTAGTTTTTTTAATCCTTCTTTAGTAAACTTATAATCTTGTTTGTCGTTAAGGATTAACACACCATCTTTGTCGGTAGCTGCGTTATCTAGTCTTAACTCTTGTGCTTTAGTTGCGTATTCCTCTTGATAAGGTTTTAGCTTTTCAGCAAACTTTACTAACTTTTTAATAACCTTTTCTTCAGGGTTACCTTGAATGTTGTTGATTTGGTTGATTACCTCGTTGATTTTTTTGTACTTCATAATGTTTGATTTTTTACAAATATAGTTAATTGTTATAGGTTTTCTTTAGTACCATTTTTTTCTTTTTTCATCATCAGTTTTTAATCCTATTAATATTGCTATTATAAAAATTATTATTAAAGGTATTGCTGACATATGTTAATTGTTAAAATGTGTGCTTATTTTATCTATTAAATCGTTCTTATTCACCCAACGACTATATGTTAATTGTTATAGGTTTGGTTGTAATATTTATTTCTCATTTGTATAGATACCCATCCGTTCTCGTGTTGACCTTTAGTACCATTTGCTCCACCTTTAGCACCATCACAATAAGCATTCATTATTTGCTCTTTTTCTTTTTCAAGTGCTTCGTTAAAATCTTCAAGAGTTAAGTTTATATTATTATTATATCTTTCTTGAAGCCATTGCATTGCTGTTTTCATAATATTGGTTTGTTATAGGTTTTCTTTTTGCTTATCGGTGGTGGCGTTGGTATTTTAAAACTACTGCTCTCAATAATAAGTTTACTATTAAGCAATAAAAATATCAATAAGCATACTAAAAGTGTAATTACAAATAATCCGTAAATCATAATTGTTTGGTTTGTTTTGCCAAAATTAGTACTATTCGGTTACTTCAGCAACTACTTCAGGAACTATTGTTTCAGGCACAGGTGGAACATAATCCCCTATGATTGTAAGGTTAAGAGTTGTAGCTATAAACTCCCAAGCATAAGAATCGTTTGCTCCCCACTTGGTGTAATCTTCGCCTGTCATATTTAAGTTGCCTTGAGTTAAGACTACTTTACTTTCATCTAATAAACCCCACCAAAAAGTTGCAGCAGTTCCTAAAGTTACATTTACTGCATAAGCGTTTAAGATGGTTGCTTCAACTGCTTGACCATTGTTCCACATTTGTACTGATTGAATTTCCTTCATATTATTTATTTTTTAAGATTTCTATTTCTGCTTTTAATTCTTGCACCGCTTTAATAAGCATAGGTACAAACACCGAATATTTAACACCTTTTATTTTCATATTCTCACCCATATTAGTTGATTCCTCAATCATATTAGGGAATATTGCTTCTAACTCTTGTGAGATTACTCCTAGTTGTTTATTAGATTCACCTTTAAGATTATAGTTTCTAACCTTAACTTTCATTAAATCATCTAGTTTAGGTGTAGCATCTTTTATGTTTTCTTTTAATCTTGCATCGGATATTGCACCATAAGAGTTATTTGTATTTTGGATATTACCATTAGAGAATATCTTAATAGCAGCAGTTGATGTAGATTGTTGACCATAAAAGAAATAAGAACCTGTACCACCTGTTGCGGTCATAGAAGCTACAAGACAAGCCTTGCTATATGTTGCACCTGTATTTTGGAATACCATCATATCTAAATCTGCTGCCACTACCGCTGCAACAGAACTTGTTGCGTAGATACCACCATTGACATTTAATAAGTTAGTTCCGTAAGCAGAAGTAACACCTAAACATAATGCACCTCCACTTGTAATACGCATTCTTTCGGTAGCGTTAGTACCAAATAGAATAGCATTGCTTCCCATCGCAGCAATAATTGCATTATTTCCATCACTTGCAAAAGCAACATCATTTGCTGCGCCAAATTGAGCTGCAAAACCACTTGAAGTTGAATTATTTACTGCCCAAGAATAACCATTGTTTACTAATCCATATCCTGCTGAAACGTGAAATTTAGTACTTGGACTACTTGTTCCTATACCTACATTGCCTCCACTTGTAATACGCATTCTTTCGGTAGGTGCATCACTTCCTGTTGTTGTGCTTCTTGTTGCAAAAATTAATGCAGAAGATGTTGCTCCACTACCATTTGTAATAAGTCCTGCAATTACTGCTCCTACTTTACTTTCAGCATAACCGAAACCAATTTGTGAATAATAACCACTTGTTCCATTATTTTTTATTAATAAGCCAAGTTCTGAAGTTTGACCAAGTGTACTACTTGCAGTTTGAATATTAGCAATACCATCACTTCCACTACCTGCTCCACCGCCCGGACTTATATATAAACTTCTTGCTTCTACACTACTAGAGAATGTAGCAGCTCCTGTGGCATTAAAATATAATTTATTACTATAAGAAGCATCACTATTAGCGGCTGATTGAGCTATACTAAAATCACCATAAACTATATTATCACTTGTTATTCTCCACCACCTAGCAGTAGTAATACTTGAAGGTTTTAATTTATAAAATCCAACAGGTGTATTACTATCGTTGTTTGATATAAAACCACCACTAGCTTCTAGACTACTAGTAAACCTTCCTGTACCATTAACATCTAGCTTGTAGCCTGCATCAGTAGTAGTGCCGATAAGAAGATTTCCTGTAGATTTTAAAAACATAGCAGTTACCATAGTTGCAGTCGCTCCTGCAGTTCCTGAAGCAGCAATAGAAAAATCAAATCCGCCACTATATAAACCTAATAATGATATAGGTGCAGTTGTAATATATTTTACATTACCTGTACTATCTATAAAAGCATTATTTGTAAAATATGAATTTACAGAAAGATAATCCCAAATAGCAGTTGTTGCCCCTATTTGTGTTGCTTTTATAAAACTTGCCCACGCACTCGGTGTAACTCCTAATCCTAAATTGCCTGAAGCGGTAAGAGAAACTCTTGCAACAGTAGAACCCCAATCAACTATTTCATAATTACCTGTTGTGTTATTAGTTCTAGTTAACCAATCTTGACCTGTTGAGCCGTGAGTAAAATATCCAAAGTTTGTATTTATCCAAAATGCACCTAAACTAACATTTGATGTAGCACCACTATATGGAACATAACTACTTAACGCTGAACCGTAGTTAGGAATATTTAAAGTGTTTGAACTAAAGGTCGCTGCACCGCTAGTTCCTGTTGTAGTTAATGTTATTGTTCCCTGCTTTGAATTGAATGTTGTCCAATCCGCACTTGATAATGCCCCACGATTTGTAGCACTTGCAGTTGGTACATTTAAAGTAATTACAGGTGTTGTTGTACTATTTGCAACTGTTGAACTTAAATCCGTTCCACTTGTTCCTATTGTTAAAGCAGCTACGCTTGTAACTGTACCTACACCACTACCACCAACTAATGCTATTGTACCACTTGCATCAGGTAGCGTGTAAGTTCTATCAGTATTATTAGTTAATGAACTTAATTCAAAAATTGCTGATTTATAATTTGTACCATCTACATCAGAAATAAATACATATTTTCTTGCATTTGCATTAATACTATTATAGCCTACAACATTACCAAGATAGGTTGTACCTTGTTTAAGGATTAAATATCCACTTAAAGTTCCACTCCCACGAGCAGTATATCCTACTGAATCTACCCCTGATGCGGTTAAAAGATAAGCACCTAAATCTACTGAAGCAGTTGCTCCTGTATAGGGAACAAGACCTGTAATTGAAGGTATGTCGCTTGTTAAAGCTATCGTTCCTGTCGCAGCAGGAAAAGTAAAAGTATATCCTGTTGCAGATGGCAAAGTAAAAGTATTACTAATACCACCACCACTTGTGAACTTAACCCCATTGGTTAATCCACCTAAATTCATATACCCTGCTAAAGAGTTACTTGAAGCATTTTGTAAAAATATACCTCCGTTATTTTTAGTAGCATCATTAAAAGTCTTTGTTCCTGCTATCGTTTGAGTTCCTGTTGTAATCAATCCCCTTGCAGTTGCACTCGCATCAGGAATGTTAAAAGTATGCGTAGCAGTTGTACTTAAGATATTGAAATCCGTTCCACTCGTTCCTGTTTGAAAGTATTGCACTTGAGCAGTCAAACCATTCAATGCAGTAATACCTGTACTAAATGTTGTTATAATTTGACACAAATGACCATCTTGAGTATGAATAGTTGTAGTCTTACCACCGCTATTTGTAGCATATAACTTAATAGCCAATCTATCCGTTAAAGTCAAACTTGTAGCAGGAACTGCCATCGCAAAAGTGTACAAATTCAAAGCAGTACCATCGTATATAATCTCATTGCTACTTGTAGCAATCAAAGTGAAAGTCGTTCCATCGTAAACATAAAGTTCTGCGTACATCTGCGGAGTACCACCATTAGAACTCATTGAAGCATAAATCTCATAGTTCCAATTTCCTGCTGGTATGTTTAATTGTGCAGGGTCGTTAGCATCCGTTAAGAAAGCTACTATAAAACCATCTCCTGATTTAGCGAAATCAACCCCTGTTCCTATCACCGCAGTTTTACTCATTTCGTAATAAGTAGTACCACCAATAGTGCCTTGACTTGTTCCTCCGTTAAGATAATACGAAACCGAAGAACCGCCACCGCCACTTGAAGGGAAATCTGCTAAAGTACCATCTCCCCTGATATATTGTGAAGCAACACCTGCTCCTGTTACTGCAATCGTTCCATTAGCCGTTAAGGGGCTATTTGCGACACTAAAAGCACTTGGCATAGATAAACCTATGGAAGTTATTAATGTAGGAAAGGTTGTCAAGTTTCCTGCTCCGTTTACATATTGTAAATTAGTTCCGTTGAATCCTATGTTAATCGTTCCGCTTGTAGTAATTGGTGAGCCTGTAATATTTAAACTATCACCGCTTTCGGTAACCGCAACACTCGTAACTGTTCCTGTTGCACCTGAAGCCCTTTGCCAAATAGAACCTGAATAAATAACTTGGTCTCCCACAAAGAATGCTATCGGACCAGCACCGAAGTCAACTGTACCTGCCACATTACATAAGTAAACATCTCCTTGATTTCCTGTGCCATTTACAAGGGTTGGTGTGTTAGTAGCAGCACTCCAAGTACCCTTATACTCCATAACGGAGTTAGGTAATTGACTTACTAAAATCTTACCATTGACATCAAGTCTTGGCACACCATTTGCAACATCAAAAGCTAGAGAACTTAATACCCCACTTGTTCCAATAATTACATCTTGTAAATTCCTCACTTTCGCACCTGCTGAAACAACTATTTGATTTGCCATCTTATATTAATTTATAACTAAATTATTGAAATAATGCCCTAATAAACTCCCCACTTTCTAATACCCTTCCAAATGTCAATACCCCTGTTGTACTATTCCACTTGACTTGCTCATCAACTGCCGTTCCTGTCGTTAAAATATCTTGAACATCAATACCACCACGAGAAACATAAAGACAAGCCTTGCCTATCATATCGCCATAAGTGATTGTAGTTTCTCCACCTGCTGCAACAGTTCCCTTTGTGTAAACCGCACCTCCAGCAACAATTACAACCCCTTCAGGATTTATTTCCGTTCCTGTTGTTGCATAAGCACCTGTACCCTGTAAACTAACTGAATAAGTCGCTATGTCCTTGTAAGGTGCATTTATTTGTAAACTTGTTAAATTGCAATCCCCACTAATTACTACCAAACCATCAACTCCGTTGTCAATAACAAACTTTACTAAAATTGTAGTCCTATCTTGTTGTTGCTCAAGTAAAAATAAATAGCCATAACCATCCAAAGTTATAAGACCATCACAAGTTACACTCCAAGTTGCCGTATCGTTCTTGTATTCTCTATACCAAGCACTCGTTTGGCTTGTTACCTCTTTTTGGTCAACACTTACACTAAATGTGCAATTTGTAGAACACGAAAAAGCAATATCCCTACCTGCTGGATAAGCACCTGAAGGTGGTTCAAAGTAGTATAAAATTATATTGTTGCCCTGTACTTTATCTGCCATATTGCAAATTTAATCTTTTTATGAATCTATGTATTTTATTGTTTCAGTTGATTCGTTATCTACATCCGTAATCTCTATAATTTGCATTGAATCAACTTCATCTATTTGTGGAATAATACTTGCTCTATTTAAAAGGAACTTTTTACCATCGTAAGTTAAAGGAGTTGTATTTGGGTCAGTAACTAAATAAACTTTATCTAAATAGTTTAGTCCTTTTTCAGTTTGAAATGAACCCAAATCCGCTTCTAATGTGCCAAAATTCTTACTTAATAAATTTGAATATTGTCTAGCTATAAGCATTTGTAATAAAGGGAAACTTTCAACATTTGGATATCTAAACCAATTTTTTAACACATTACCACTTGAATCATATAAAACACCTAAATTATTAGTTAATAATCCTACTGTGTATCTAAATTCAGCATAACTGCCATAATCTTGTTTTAATTCTTTTATATTGTTATTTCCTGTTCCTATTTCTCTTGTAACATTAATTGAATTTGTAATAAATGAACCTTGTGTCAATTTTACATTTCTAAATAAAATAGCATTGTGGTCAGTTCCTTGTTGGCAAAATATTTTAATTAAAACATAACCACCCCATTGCAATCCAACACCAACAGGAATTGCTGGATATGTCATATTAACACTTATTGAATATGAATTAAATTCATCTCTATATGTATCAGGAGTAAATGGATTATCTATTGTAAGATATGTTTGAGTTGTTTGCCAAGTATTTGCACTATTATAATAATATGATGTAACACCCCTCACTAATCTTATCTCTACTTTACCAACTATATTAGGTAGCATTATGTGTTCTAATGATAATGTAAATTCTGGTCCAACCATATATGGTGCATATAGTGTTGCACTAAATGGAACAGGTGGTACATTTTGTAAATATGCAGTTGCACCAGCCGATGCAGATGTTAAAAGATTTATATTATTAAAATTAGAATCAGGTACAACTTCAATTAAATTAGTTGGATATGTTCCTGTTGAATAATACAAAAACCATCCAAATACTGACAAAGAATCAGGAGTTGGTGTATAGTTTTGCAATCCTTTAAATGTTCCATTATGAATATAATTATTAGGATAATTAAAATCGTATGTTAATTTTATTTTTGGATATCCTTTTCTAACTATTTTGGTTTGACTATTATTTATAAAATGAACATTACCTTCTGCGTATGGCTCAATAGTTACATCTTTATCAAATACACCGCTTCCTGCATTAGCTAAACTTGGATAAATTTGATAATTAGTATAGTATCTTGTATCATTTGCCATTTCGTTGATAGCTAATAATTGCCATTTACCATCCGATTGAAATAACCTACAACCAAATGATTTAACAATATTTTCAAGTACTTGATAGTATGTTACTCCTTGAATATCCCTTCTATATTGATATGTTTGGTCAAATGGTTCTTCCGATGAAGCATCATCCCTTGTGTACATTCCTTCAGCATAATACGAACACGATGTCAATAAATCAATAGCTTCAGGATATAATATTGCATTTAATATTTCTGCAATTATATCCATATAATTAAATAAAGAATTAACTGTTTGTTCTTCTACAAAATCAAATGTATTGTATTCTAAAAATGATAACCCATCTATGGCAATCATATCTACTTGAATATATCCTGTTGTAAATGGTACTTGAACATAGTCATTAAATAAAAATCCACACCATAGCAAAGTATCTTCATTTAATAATTTAACAAAATACTTTCTATCATCAAAACTTAATAATTGCGGAAAATCATCATAATTTTCATCCGATACAAGAAAAGAAATATTTAATTGAGATGAAACTATTGCTGCCAATGGTTCATCTTCACTTGCATTAGAATTTAATTGAATATTTACTGCATCATAATTTATTACTAAATCAGTAGTATAATCTCTTTCGTAAATATCTACATATAAATTTGTTCCATCTCTCAATGCTTGTGTTAATCTATATTTTATTCCGTATGCCATTATACTAAACTTATGTTTTGACCTTTTAAGAATGATGATTTTTGCGTTCTATTTATTGCAACCAATAAATCTTGTCCTCTTAATACAAATGAACCGCCTCCAGCATTTCCGCCACCACTCATTGCACCTGCACTAAATGTAGTGTTAAGCATTCCGCTTAATTTACTTAAAGGTATAACGGCTTCAGGACCAGCTTCTCCAATTAATGCCATTGAAGGACCATTTGTAATACCTCCTGTTGCTCTTGGACCTGAATAACCAAATGCACTTTGTAAAGCACCACTAGCAGCAAAAATCGCTTTTAGTTCAGGGAATGCAGTTAGTATAGCTTGAAATATTGTTGCTTGAATAACCGCAGAAGCGATTGACATTGCAATATTTCTAAACATTTGACCAACCGCCTCTAATGGATTAGTTCCTTGCTCCATAGCATCAAAAACACTCATTAAACCATTTGTTACACTTCCAGCTAATAAATTAGCAAAGTTTTCGTAACTGTTGTTTAATTCTTTTAATTTTTTTTCTTCTAAATCATAATTACGTACATTTTCTCTTACAACCTTTCCTATACTATTTTTATATGGGTCTGCATTATCCTTTCTAAATTTCTTTGTAAATTCACTTTCTTTTACAGGTGCATCTTTATATTCAAATTCAATATAAGACAAGTCTAATTTTTGAAATCTTTTCTTATATGTTTCAATATCCATTAATTGTTTAGCTAATTCATATTTTAAATTAGCAGAAAATTCAACTAAAGCATCTATTGTTTTATCTGCTCCTTTTTTAACTGTATCAGGAGTATCAAATTTTAATACATCAGATAATGTTGTAAATAATGATGATTTTGCTCTTTCAATAGCTTTTTGAGCATCTAATAATGGTTTTACATATCTTGCATCAACTTGACCTCTTAAATATTCGGTTGTAATACCTTGTTCTAATTGTTTTGTAGTTGCTAATTGTGCATTTCTTTCTTTTTGTCTTTCATCTATTAATTTCTTATAAGCAGTATTAGCAGCAGTTAAAGCATCTATATAATTTTTTTCTTTACCAATTGCATCTTTTTGAACGGCAGCTAAATTATTTATTGAGTTTAAATACTTGGCAGTATAAGAATCAATATTTTTTACATCTAAATCTTGTATTTGTTTATTATCTGAATATAGTTTTTTAAACTCTTTTAAGGCGTTTTTTCTTGTATTAATATCAACTCCTTTATTTGATATAATACCGCCTAATGCTCCACCTAATAATTGACTTGATTGAGCAGCACCTGATATTTTATAAATATCATCATTTAACTTTTTAAGTTCTTCTCTTAATTCTTTTATTTTTTCGGATGAACCTGAAAATGCTTCTCCTATTTGTTTAGAAAATACAACTGCTAAAGAAGATACTATACCTAATACAACACCAAGTCCTGCTGGACCTGCTAACCCATCTATCATTGCAGTTAAAGCCTTTTTAGTGCCTCCTTCCGTTTTGGCTAATCGTTGGAATGATTCCAACATTGGGTTAAGGTTATTTGCTATACCTATAATTCCATAAGGAGCATCTTGAGCAATCCTTGAAAAGTTTACAAGTGATTGAGTTGCATCACCCATTGGTTTTGTAGTTTCACCAATTCTGCTATTTAAATGTGCAATTTTATTTTCAAGAAATGTAATATTAGTATTTAAAGCAGTAATTGCACCAACATCAGTTGACTTTTTTAAAGTAGCTTGAAATTGTCTTAATTGATTTTGTGCTTTTATTAATTCAGTTTGTAATACCGAAACATCCGCATCAATACTTATCCAAAACTTATCAAATGACTCTGCCATAATATTTTAATTTACTCCGTACAACTTTAGTGTCCTTGCCAATTGGTCGCTTGTTAACATTACCTTTTCTTCTTCTACTTCCAAATCATCAATCGCTGGTATGTTCCAAAAAGACTTTATACTCTTGGGTGATTTTTCAGTTGTGTTACTTAAATATACAATATAGGCAAGGTTTCTAGTCCTTGCCCATTCGTTTAACTCTTGTTTTTCTTTACCCATTACGATAATAGAAAAGTCCTTCCAAGTCATATCCCAAAACTCATTGGGTCTTATATTGCATTCAGCAGCCTTAACTAAAATATCATCCCACCCTAGCTTTATTAGGCTTTTTTTTTTCTTCTTTAGGTGTTCCTTGTACTGCCATAACTGTATGTTCTACAATGTATTTTAAGTACAAAAGGATTTGTCCTTCAGGATTAAAAATACCGCCTATTTCATCAATCCAATCGCAAACATCATCTTCGGTAAATTCCACTTCTTGTTTGTTAGTAATACAACCTGATTTATATCCGATGTGTATTAATTTAACAATGTTATCCAAGTCATATTGGTTACCACCTAAAAACTCAAAGTACTTATCTATTGTGATGTCTTTTGCTTTACAAAATTCCCTCATTGACCAAGTACCCCATTTTAATTGAATTGTTTTGTTGTTTAGTTTTAATTCAAACATAGGTTTATGCAGTTTCAGTTTGTGTTAATGGTGGCAATGTTACTACGAAAGTTGCAGTAAATTTAACATCATCTTTATCAGCAGCGTTTACTTCAAAGTCGCTAATAAATACTTGACCTGAATAAACAATATCACCTGTGGTTGGTGTTGCTTTACCCATCTTCATATTGAAGGAAGTTTTAGCAGCGTGAGCAGCATACAATTGTTGATAAGAATCCTTACTTGGACTTCCTGTTTCATCAATTGCAAATCCTTCGCCTTTGAATGATTGAGTAAATGAAGGACCAGCTTGATATTGGTCTCCACATTTTGAAGTTGCATCAATAGTGTTTACAGTTGATGTCATTGAGTTTGTTGTAAGACAAGCAACGGCTTTGAATGTTGCGTCATTGTCTATGTCAGCGGTAAGAATATAATCTCTTGCTGATACTTTTGTTTCTGCCATTTTATTTTAATTTTGAGTTATTATTAAATTATAAGTTATTATTGTTCTCCATATATTATCCGAAGGATTTAAACCATCCAAATTTCTAATTGCACCCACCACCAAACTTGTAGCATAAAACCCATTTGTAAGGGTAATATTCGTTTCCGAGTTGATTGCAGCTAGTATTAAATCGCTTATTGTTTCGGCTCTTTTATATCCAAAGTTACTATTTTTTATTACAATGTCAACATCAATGGTAACCGAGTTAGTGTAACTGATTTTGCCTTGTTCTTGTGCCGATGCCCTTCCGTTCATAATTACATATTCATTCACTCCGTTATCAGGTGCGTAACCATCGTAAACAGGCAATCCGCTTGAACTTGTTAAGTTGGTATAAAACCATTTCTTTATTTCTATATTAGGATTTAACATTCTTTATTACTTTTTGTATGTTCTTTCTCAAAATAGGTATTTCACTTTCAAATGCAGGTATTAGGTAGGGTCTTGGTCGTAGGTTTATTTTATATCCTTTTGTTCCTTTAAATTGCATAGCAAAATCTTCATATCCAGCAGGAACGCTAACTAACCCTCCTGTTCCAAATTCAACATAAGGTGCATATTTTAAACGACTGCCAACTGTATATACAATTCTTTTATCCTTAAAAACACTTTCTAATTGAATTGAATTTCTTAATGTACCATTATCAACAGGGGATGCCCTTCTTGCTTTACTTTGAATATTCAACGCAGATGCGTTAACCTCATTAGCAACTTCTTTCTCCACTTGTATAGGTAGTTTACCCAATTTTTTAATTAGTGCATCTAAACCTTCAATTTTAAATGAAATATCATTTGCCATTAGAAATACATTAATATTTCGTAAAATCTAAATTGGTTTTCTACATCCTTCAAAGAATGAATTACATAAGTATCGCCTTCTGCCAATATTTTGTAGTTATTTGTGATTGTAACATCATAACGGACAAATAGCTTTGCAGCCCTTGTATATGTTATTTGTGCATCCATTAATTTCCTGCTTTCATCCATAGGTCTAAAATCCCCAAATACGACTTCTTGTAAGGCATAGGTAGTTGTGTAGCCACCTTGCCCATCAGCGGTGATTGTAGGCACATATAAGCCTATTTCCGAGTACATTGTGTTGGCATCAACATAGTTTGCCTTTTTGCTTCCTATCCTCATAATATTGGGCTTATTCTTGTCCAGCGTTGACAGGCTTTCCAAGTCTTTTCACAAATACCTGTATCACTATCCAATCCTCTATTTTCGTAGTCGTAGCTAACTTGGTCTAAAATCGCAATCTTTAAATCGTTCGGAATAGTTGCGTAACCTACCACATAAGTAGCCTTTAGGTTTTCAAATTGCGGTCTTTGTAATTGTGGGAACTTACCACCTACTAAAGTGTAATCAGCAGCTACAATAGTGTCTCCGTTTTGGTCTATTAAAGATGTAAAACTATTCATCGGACCATAAGGAAGCTGGAAGTTACCATCCCAATTTGTAAACCATACAACCGCAGTTTTTGCAATTAAACTCAATCCTGTACCTACTTCAACCGCTTCCCTTGCTTGTTTAATCATCAAGGTAATTTGGTTATCATCAACATTTGTAGTAACCCTACAATACAATTTTGCCTCTGCTAATGTAACAGGCTCAACAACTGTACCTATGTCGGTCAAAGTAAAATCAATGATAAAATTATTATATGACATACATCTTTTTTACAAATTTACAATAAATATAATAAAAAACCCC